TCCACGGGCATCGGGTCCCTAGTGGGACATTTAATTCTTTTTAACCTATAAATTTAAAAGAAACAAATGCAAACAAAAACCGGCCAACGGCCGGACAAAAATAAAAGCATAAATTTCTGAAAAATCTCTGACTAGGAACAGAGAGGCCGTCTAAAGGACGGTAGAATTTTGGGGGGAGAGAAAGAAGTTATTCTCACTTGGATCTCACTGATAGACAGAGAGATTTACGTAAGGTGCACCAGCAAGGAAACCAAATGAGGCATCATCACCGCACGCCACGAGAAGAGTTCCAGGAGGAAAATGGGTCCTCTGCAAAAACCTTGGCATAGACTTTTTGTCTGATGCCAAGGAGTAATTGCAAGGGTCCCTTAACGCCTGAGCAATACGAGGTCGAAAGCGCGAAGCTAGAAAGCCTCTGTCAATATTGGAAGTCTTTGTTGATAGCACCGAAACAGGAAAAGGGGAGTAGTATGGAACAGCAAATTCGAGTGCTCCATTCTGGGACGAATGCTGAAAAGTTGAAAATTTTGCAGCACGCAAAGATGATACGGTAGCGCTAGCATCTTCTCGGAAAAATTCAGGAGATTGTATAACTGTATTTGATGGAATGCCATCAAGTGTAACGGTCATAGAAGGAGGCTGATAAAAAGCAGCCGCAGTATAACCGTTAACGCTTGGAACATCCACTAAGTACTTATAACGGCGAGAACCGCGATAAAATCTATAAATTTGTGAAACATAAGCATCCAATGAGGGATAAGTTTGACCAAATTCTAAATTTTTCTGAGTAAGAGGGCGACCAGTAGCATCAATCGTAATAGCGAAATCGGCTTTCAAAGAATCTGAATCGCATGAGAAATTTGCAGGATCAAGAGTGAGTTCCTCAATTTTCTTCGTCCCTGGAAAAGCGTAACCTTCCGTGGTGGCGTCGTACGGAACATATGTCGATAAGAGGGGAGTGAATCTCTTGATCAAAGATCGAAGAGAAACAACAGCCTCTCCCATCGTACATTCCTCCGCACGAGAATCCACAAAAGAGCTAACTGATGGTATAAGCGAAATTGGGGCGCGGGGAGCGCTGGTCAAGTCTTCAGAAGATGTCTCGTTCAAAATCTGTGCGACAGGTGTGGGAGCGGCAGGCAAAACATAAGAAGTTGCATAAGTCCTTTGCGGACCTGCAACCCTAAAGTCTGGAGCTGCGGCTTCCCAAACAGTCGCCTGGACTGTTTTAGAAACAGAATCTGAAGAAGCGACCAGCGGATTCAACACCACAACTCGAATACTACCATTAAAGAAAGGGCGAGTAAGGGAAAATGGGTGTACTCTTTTCCAAGGTTGATTTGAAACGTAAGGAACTGTAAAAGTGATCTCAGATGATTCTGTCAAATCCAATACAATTTTGTGACATTGATTATAAAGATCTTCATCAGTAGTTGTATTTGGTTTGGTTCCATAAGGAACATAAACAATTAGTATTCGTCCAGAATGGAAAGCAGTTTTTGTAAAAGCGAGGCGATAAGTTATACCACCACGCCAATAAGCAAAAATTGAAGCAATGAACTGTAGCAAGGTAGGAGACATTACGTCCCCGTCAGAGGATATAGTATGGTGAAGAGGATGTACGGGCCATTCAGCAACTGTGGTATTTTCGGCTTGATCGGTTTTCCAATCAAACTGTTTGGTCACACAAAGGCGTCCAGCAGCATATGAGATCTGCATCTCATCAATGTTAGTACCAAAGTCGTTAGCTTGACCGACAATAGAATTGTCTTGTATATTTCCTAAAGTAACGGAATTATCAACATCTTCACTATGAGTATATCCTCGGGCAGGGAGCAAATAAACAGGATCATTAGTTGAAACGGAGGCAGGTTTAGAATAACCAAATGCACTAGCTACACCTGACGCAAGTTTAGAAACCCAAGCAACTCGACCAGTGATTCCGGACAATACAGGGAATGCAGAGCCAACAGAGGAAGCTAAGCCTCCAATTTTGGATGCAAAACTAGATATATTTCCGGTTGCAGCAGCAGAGTTGGATTCGGTTTTCATTTGTGCGTAGATGTTATCTGTGGCAGCAGGCATAAAAACTTCTGCATCTTCCATCCAACAATGAAGGGATCCATTAGCAACCGTGCTACTTTCACCAGCTTTTAAACGCGAAATTTCCTCAATATACAAATTACCGAAGGTTCCTGTACCATTAACGAGATCCAAGTGTGAATAAGGGGAGATGAAGGGAATGCGAAGCATACCACTTTTTGAAGAAGCTGCATCGATTTCCACGCCAGGGTAAGCAGTAGAGTGAGAAAGCGTAGGCACAAGCGTTCTGCCAGAATTTGCCGCATATGGGGCGTAAAACATCCAATATTTTCCTTGTTGGAAAGGGGTAGCATTAATTTCAAATTTGACAACCAATGTTCCTTTGAGGAAATTATAAGAAGATAATTTATCGCGAACATTACGGGAGGTTTTTATCCAAAAATCTGGCAAAGAATATGTCTGAGCAAACGCAGCACTACTGTTTATTTTTCCTGCCCACAATTTCACTGGCCTCGATAGAACATCCTTTATGCTGGAATTAACTCCAGAGCACATAAGCATGTCAAAGGTCGGGGAAGTGTGGGTGGGAGGCGAAGAAAACGAAGTGTCAGCATCATCACGAAAAATGGTAGTTGATTCGACATCTATAATTTCTGATTGGGGCATAGCAACTCATGGGGTTGTCGTACCTGGCTGGAAGTAGAGTCAAACATTCCAGCGAACGCGCCGGGTCGGCAACTTATATTTAGAGTGGCGTTAGTCGGCCAATAGTGAGTCACACTCACATCCACTCGAGATTAGCAGGCAGAGCCCGCATCTCTCGGCATCAACTGGGGATTTGCTGCTCAGTGCACACGGCGATCGCACATGAGCCCCTCGAATGGTGTCTGGGTTGGAGAGGTTTAAGCCGTACCGATAGGCCCAATCCCTCTCCATCTCCTCATAAGTGAGGAGGATGGGAGCAATTGATGCCCGCCTGGCTGCGGTTGTGAACAAGGTTCGATAGTGATCGAACACGTCCCGACCATGAAAGAACAACTCATAAAGAGCTCCTTCAAGGTTGAGACACGTTAGATCACTATGATCCAAGTCACCACGCACCCAGTTGGGCATTTCAGCACACACCGCTTGCTCCAGCGGTGCGAGCCAATAAGTACCAGTGGGGTCTTTGGTGAAACCACGCTTCAAGTACTTAACTTCAGAGATATCGCGGAAAGCGACAATTTCTCCAGTCTTCGATTCGTTGGTGTACACCATCGAGATCTGCGCGTATCCAGCAGTAATCGTTATTTGATTGAAATGCTGGGACACGGCATCAGAGATCCCGACGAGGTTATCATCACCGTACGAGACCATGGAGACGTTGTCTACGAAGTGGCGCATGTTCTTAAGAGGAACAGGGACCACCAAGAGCCACACATATCTCATGGAGATTGAGTTGAACAACGAGTTCACGATCGCAGTGATCGGACACCCGCTGGGTTGCGAATGAGTCCACATGTACAGAGTACGTCCTTTGAGATGGATGGAGTTCACGATTTCACGCCAGAGCATGTACCGGATCTTCACCTCCTCATCAGTGCCTCTGTAAAAGTCTTCAATCACATCGAGTGCTCCTTCTAGGATTTGGGGTAGGAGCGTCCCATCGAAGTTGGAAAAATCTCCAGCTATCACTTTCGGTCCTTTGGATAATACTTTCTCGGCAGTCTGCCCCCACTGGGCAGGATCTAGCGGGTCAGTGCCTACTGAAATTTCGTTAGTAATTCGGTTTTTCACCACATGTGCGGTGAAACCCCCGAAGTACTTACGAAACAACAGAGTGAAATCCATCGGTCCGGCAGCAAAAACTCGGGTTTTTCCTTCGACCACTTTTTCAAGAGGCCTACGCTCATCCTTCAGCGTATCGACAAAAATTGCGGGCGTCCTTTCGCCCCTGAGAGCAGCATCCACGCGAGCTTGCATGGCAGCTGACACCTCAGGGTCAATATGGAAGTCCTCATCTTTGCCGAGCCATTTAGACTTTCCAGGGGTACCTTTGGCATTCAGCACCCAAGGGTAACCAGGGGACGTAGTGCGACAG